GCAAAAGAAAACGCCCCATCGGTCAGAATGGGGCGTTTGGTAGTTGCAGGGCGCTCAACCGTCAGCCTTCTATATCCGGTGCCGCCGTCGCTACGCAGAACGGTCACGGTCCAGAAAATGCAGCGCAGTTGTTACGGTACAACCACCGATGCACATTCTACAACAACGTCGCGGTTGCGCATACGGGCCGATTCGCGTCGACGGCGAAGTTTTTCGCGCCAGTCCGATCCGTCATTGACATCAGTGTGACGGATCGTTACGCCTTTGACCTTGACATACACGTGCTGATTCGGCTTGACATCACGACTGGTCAGCGGCGATATGCGAAGGTCCGAACCCGGCAGCACGTCGAGTCGTTTAACGACTTCCTTGACGATCAGATAGTGTGTCATTGGAACGAACACTTCGATTGACGGATTGGGATAGAAACATTCAACCGTCTTGCTGCAAGGCACCTTGGCGAACTTGAGCAGGCGCGAAATGTCGGTAAGGGTCATGATTGCGCCGCCTTGAATGCCACTTCGAGCGCAGCAAATACACCGACATCCTGCTTGTCGAACTTGTTGCCGCCGCGAGGGATATGCAGCGGTTCACGCAACGTGCATTGCGCTTGCGCCGCTGCGGCTTGTGATGAAAACGCGAACGCCTGCGGCCCAACGAATATGCGGTGACCGTTGACGGTGATGCGAACAGGTGTAGTCATTTAAACATTGCCCCTATGATGAAATGCGCTATCGTTCCTGCACCGACCGCGCTAATTGCGAAAGTAGCGGCCTGCGTCCATCTAACGATGCGCGGTATGGCGTTACTGACAACGCCCCAACAGGCTATGACGAATGCAATGCACACGACAGTTTCCATTAAAACTCCGATGTGGGTTAGGTCATCAGAGTATAAACCGTTACTAACGTTCATGCAAACAATGACGATTTCTTTTCCTGCGGTGCGTATAGGATCATCACAGAGTCCGCATAGTTCGGCGAGCGCGTGCCGTCTGGTGTCTTGTCGATGATCATCTGACCGGCCGTGTTGATGTCGTATGTCGGCTGTGACAGTTCTGCAACAAGCTTGGTCCGTACGTGCGGCGGTATCTGTTCGCTGATGCTGATAAGTTCGTCAGGATCAAACACCGCGCCATCCACCACCGCGCGGTGCGTCTTCTCAAAGCGCATACGCAATGACCACCATGATTGTGCTTTCAGGTTCTTGAAGAAATCTTCGTTCTTGCGCGACCCGACACCACGGTCATCGCCTTTGTAGACCAGCGCGGTAGGGTTGACGACAGCACCACTACCTTTGAACTCAGTGAACTTGCGTTGCGATCCTTTGCGGTTGTCCCGACCGTTGATCTGCGCCGCGTCGCCGCGTACACCAGCGCCAAGCCCGTCGCCGTCATACCGGCAGTTGTCATAGTCAAATTCATCACAGCGCAGGAACGCCTGTTCCGTTGTCCAGAATATTGTTTTGCCCTGACCGCTCCAGGCATCTATGTGCTGTAGCTCGATACCATGTCGACCGGCCCATGCGTTCAGGTCAAGTCCCTCATCCGCCACATCAAGCGCCGAACGACGTTCACCTTTGATCGTGATACCGAGCTTACGCGCAGCACCGATGGCAGATTGTATCCATGCGGAAGGTATGACAACACCCTGCTTGGATGCTGAATAGTCAAGGTCAATTTCTTGCGCAACGATAAGCGGGTTAAGGTTCTCTTTCTGCTTTTCATACCATGCCTCATCCTTGCGCGGATCGTCACGCCACTGGAAGGTGAATACACGATGTTCGGGCCAACTGTGACGCTTCTCTGCGAACGGGTTGTCAAAGCCATTGACCGAACTGATGTCAATCAGGCAATTCGTGTTCTGTGACAAAGCAGCGTCGCTCAGTTGGGGCCGTTCAATAAACGCCGCTTCGTCACGGCAATAAATGGATGCGCGACCGCCCCGGCCGATGTTGTCGCCTGCTTCACCCCGGATCACTGCGCCAGTTGACGGTATCGTGATAAGCATCGACTTGTCGCAGTCCCGTCCACCCATGACCCAACCGCCCCGGAACTCAACTGGCAGCAATGACAGGAACATGCGGATTTTGAAAAATAGACAGTCAGGGTCACCGGCACGATCAACAAGGATTTCCTTGCGCGACCCGAATCCGCCTGTGAACCCTTCGTTAGTAACGGCCAGTGCGGTGAACAGTGACACCATCATCCATGAAAGGCCCATATCGCGCGACTTGTCACTTACTGCAAATTCTTTGGCTTTCCAACGCTCGATGACCCATTGCAGAAACTCACGTTGACGTGGGAACAGGATCAACGGCAGCATGGCGGGGTACTGTGAGCCGACATTACGCGGGTCATACGTACATCCCCAATCTTCGATCAGGTCGATTGGATTGTGACGATAATGCGTCAGGACCGCTTTAAGCAACGCCGGATCGGCGCGTAGCTGATGGAGCTTGTCGACGCGCCATTGAAAGATGCGCGAGTAGTCGGGAGCACGGAAGTCGTGCGCGTAGGGGTAGGGCATGAAAAAGGGCCATAGTTATGAGCTATGACCCTAGTGTAACGTCGGTGACGGTTTGATCTAGCTATACAACTCGTCAATGGTATCGCGCGCTACGTTCCGGCGCAGACCATCAATTACACGAACGATAAGTACTGTTGAACCCTGCACGCTGTCGATGATCCACGAATCAAGCGTATCGCGTTCAAGAATGAGCGTATCGGGTTGGATAGGGATACGGATATCGGTCAGCATCACATTTCGCGCAAAATCGTCAACAACGTATCGCGTTCGAATTGCCACGCCGCCGACTCCGCCGCCGACCGCGCCGCCGACTCCGCCGACTCCGCCGACCGCGCCGACTCCGCCGCCGACCGCGCCGACCACGCCGACTCCGCCGCCGACCGCGCCGACCACGCCGACTCCGCCGCCGACCACGCCGACCGCGCCGACCACGCCGCCGACTCCGCCGCCGACCGCGCCGACCGCGCCGCCGACCACGCCGCCGACTCCGCCGCCGACTCCGCCGCCGACTCCGCCGCCGACTCCGCCGCCGCCGCCGACCGCGCCGACCGCGCCGCCGACCGCGCTGCCGACTCCGCCATTTCTTCAGTAGTGGTGTTTGTAAGTTCCGATTGGCAATAAGCGATGACACCTTGCAACGCGTTACGAACCTGTTCTGCATAGGGTTCGCTATTGTCTTTAAGACGCTCGATCTGCACTTTATGGCGAGCAATCGCCAAGTGCCATTTAACCGGCTCCAAATCCTTGCCGATCTGAACCGCGTCTAGCAAGTCGGTACCAAACTGCGGAGCTTCTGACTTCGGAATGCCTTCAAAAATTGAGTCAGCAAGACGAGCTAGCCATTCCGGCCAGCCAAGCTCAACAGGAAAGCGCGAATGATCGTACTTGTTGAGAGTACAACCGACGAAACAACCGCGACCGTTGTCATACCCCGTACCCTGAATGACATCGTCAGCCTTGCGATGCGCTTCGAAACGGGCCTGATACTTCAGTTTTACTGCCGGATCATTGTGATAGGAAAGCATATTTTCACCTATGAAGAAAAAGTCCCGATCTGTGCAAGCGCCGGGAAACGGGGGTTAATCAGATGCCAAAGCCGTCTTGATGTACGTCATCATCGTACGAATCTGCCAACGGTTGCGATTGCAGATAGAACCATGCACCAACCGGGCAAATCGGAGCACCTTCAATTACCTGCTGTTCCGTCATTTCGTGGCCAAAGTCGCGCAGATTACCAAAATCGTCCGTTACTGCGAACATGTCGGGCAACGCTTGCTTACGATAAAAGTACAGTTGCATTTCGTCACCTACTTGTTGTGTGAAAGTGTGACAAGTATAAAACCGTTACTTTCTCACCGTCAACAACTATTTGACGAACGAGCGCAACCACGCTGATATGGCGTCGACGGTATCTTTCGGAACAACAAACGTACCGCCATCGAGCCATACGGTACGTTTGCGCGGGCGATGCTTCAGATGTCTAACCTTCATCGTCAATGTATCCAAAGATTTCGACACGCACCTTGCACATCGGGTTGCGGAGCGCAAAGTACCGTGCATGACACACGGCACTAACCTTTTTCCAACTGGCCCGACCGTTCAGTATCAGCGTACGGGTCGACCCGTCAGGTTCTGTCACACGGATGTGCCAGTCAGCATCTTCACCGATAGTCAGGTTCTGTAAATGGCTGGTATGGAGCGTCATGGTAGTTTGCTCCAATAGACCTCCGACATACGCCGGTTGTCAATTATCCGGTCGCGCATCAAGGTGTAGTCAGCAATTTGACGCAGACATATGGCACGTCCCGCACCGGATTGCATCTTGGCGTACGCAACGCGATATCCGTCAATTGCATCACCGCAAGCAATAATGAGCGTCATCAGACCATAGCGAATCATGTTCGTCCTTTGTCAGGATCGGAATCAGCATAACCAAGTTCAAACGCCGCACGGTGCACCGCCGCTTCCAGCCGGGCAATATAGTCGTCCTTGGCTTTCAGGTCGCGCCGACGCTGTGCCTCAAGTTCCTTGTATGCAACACGCACCGCGAACAGTTCATTGACCAGACGCCCAATATCGCGGCGGGCATCTTCGTATTTGACAAAATCACCATCCGCACACATGTCAAGCGCGGTCGGCGAAACGTTATACCGGATCATGGTCGCGGCGCTCCACAATAATTGACGGGTCATCCCCGCACGGCCAGTTGATATCAAGTACGCGCGGATCGACTTCGGGCGGCATCATGTGATAGCGCAGCGCGACCCAACCGACCGTCAACGACGCAATCAGCATCATTGCTACCATTACGTACAGAAATGCTGTCATTGTTTGGCTCCATATAGTCAACGGTGGCAAGTATGAACCGTAAGTAACGGTTTTACAAGCACAAACAAAACGCCCTATGCTAACCACATAGGGCGTTCCTTCCAACAATGCGAACTAGCTATACGAGCCGTCGTTCGGCGTGAGAAACCTTTTTACTGTTCGGTACTTACCGGGCCGTTCTGAGACACAGCGGGCGCATCGGTCTGTACTGCTGCCTGTGCACCCGTCGACGCTGCGGCGGTCGGCGTATCCGACTTTTCGAACATGGCTTCGAAATGCGACACGCCCGCTTCGATGTTGTCTTTCAGCCAGGTCGCATCTTTTTCGAGCAACGCCAGAATACGCGTCACCAGCGATTCATGTTCGGCCGGAACAGTGACCGATACCGTTGCAGCAGCGCCAGCGGCCGGGGCGTCATCGGTGAACGAATGTTTCGTCAACAGGAGCATTGCAAGAATCGACTTCTTCATGATAGGGATATCCTTTCGAAAGGTTTGGATCGTTACTAACGTTACAGCAGAGCGGAGTGTATCACAACAGATGCCCAAACGCGTCGTCAATCTTCGCTGCGTCATCTATCACACGCGCATCGGGCCACAACCGTTGCACCATCTGGCGGACCACACGAGCGTACGAATCTTCGCCGCGCTGTTCACACCCTTGCGCTATATGCAAAAGCGTGACTTTCTCAACTGCGGTGATTGGGAACTGTTGCATGGTGTACCCCTAACGGTAACTTGACCTGTTTGCGAAGACGACGCATGTACATGTAGCGTGGAATGGTCGTCGCTGCTTCGCTGAAATCGCTAGAACGAAACAACTTGCCGTCCATTTCCTCACCCGGAAACCACGCGGCGATCCACCCATTTGCAACACTCATTGCCATCCGTAGCTTAAGTGTCTGCATTTCGCGCCTCTGCTAAAGCAAGCAGAATCTTATCGATAAGCGACTCGACCAGTTCAGGCGTCACCTTGTCATGCTCGATATCGCCTTGCGCATCCATCAGCCGGTCGATTGCTTCAAGCATGCGCGCCTGTGCGTCTTTGTCCTGTTCACAAAGCGCCAGCCTGATACCACGCCACCGTTGGGCGTCGACCGCAAGCGCGGGCAATAAAGCAGCGAGTGAACGCGTTTCGACAAGAGACAACAATACGCTCCCATTCGACTCAATCCATTCGAGCCGCGCGATAAGTTCATTTATTGTGTGAGACATGATGGGGGTGCGCTCCGTTACGACGCGGTTGCTGCGGTGAGCGCCGCTTGCGTCTTGGCGTGCGCTTCCTTCTCTGCGGTCAGTTCCGCCGTCAGTTCGTCAATCTTCGTGTTCATCAACGCAACCGTACCCGCACCTTCATTGTTCGCGGTCTGCAACGCTTCGTTCTGCTCCGTCAGTTCCGCCTGCTTTGCAATGGCCGTCTTGAGTGACTGTTGCAATGTGGTGACGTCGGCCGGTGCGGATGCTACACCAGCGAGCGCCGCGAACTCTTTGGCCTGCGAATGTGCGGTTGACGGTCCTGCGATGTTTGTAGGCTTGCCCATATCGGTCAATCTCCAGTTGTTAGACGCCATTGCGTCATGGGGTCGAAATACTTCTTGTCAAACCGTTAGTAACGGTCTACAACGGAACTGTACGGCAAATGCCGTGCCAATTCAACCGACATTTTAACAGGTGACCAAGATGAACAAGACACACATTCGCGCATATACCAAGGCGCTTGTAGAAGCAGCGATGCACAAACAGACCGCACTCGAAATAGAGCTATCAGTCGGTCTGGCCGTTATGTACGACAGTGAGCCGTCACGCAGGTTAGGGCGCGAAACACTGTTGACGATTTATAACGGTGCAGGCTGGCAGTGCAGCAAGCCCGGTACGCTCGATTGGCGCGCAGTCAACCGGCGTATTACCGCAGCTATCGCACTGTACGACACGCACATGAAGGGCGACGTTGCGGAACTGGCCCAAACGGTGAAGGCAGTAGACCTGGTGAGCGCACTGCGCCCGGCCGTTGCGGCACTCAAGGTCAAGTCAGTCAATGAAGTACTGCTAGCATGCGACAAGGTGCGCGCGCCGCGCAAGGGCGGATCGTCACACGGTGAAGGTCAGCGACTCGAAGCAGGACACTTGCATCTGACCATTCCAGCCAGTGCGACGCGTGAGGACATGCTAGCGTTGGCAACGCAACTGATGGAACTGGCGATGTCGAAGTTTGAACAGCCAGAAGTGGCGCAACCTGAGAGTCAGGAAGCATTGACAGGTGAGGCAGCATAAAAAATGGGCCGCGTGAGTGCGCGGCCCGAAGCCCCCATCATGGCATACTGCCCCGCCTATTATGCCGCATGATGGTGTTAAGCATCCTGCGCCGCCAGTTGGACCGTCCGTTGCGTAACATCCGGTCAATGACGATAGTCGCGTTACTGGCGGCATTAACTTCTTCGACATCAAGCAGACCTCGCCTGATACTGATGGTCAAATCCTCGACGTCACACACGTACGCGAACCGTATCCACGCTGTGCGCTCGATGGTCCGTTGTGGTCCGCTATGCTTCGACATATTCAATCCCATCCCGTATCACAACAGGTTCGTCGTCATCAATCAAACGTAACTTCCATTGCTCGATGCCCAATTTATCTGACCACATGAGAACAAGTTCCGGCAAGTGCCGATGGTCATAGCCCTTAAAATCCTTGCCGTCTTCGACCACCCATGCAGGGCCGCGCGATGTATAGCCATGTTGCTCAACCAGCCGAACCACACGGTTGTGATTCTCATAGTGCTCACTGATAACGATTGCGGCACGTGCGCCGGGTTCCCATTTCATATCGCCCCCTTCATCAGTTCCTGATACTGTCGTGACGCCTCAAGCGGATCAACCGATACCACTGTAACCTGTTGCGCGCCCTGTGCGTTGATGCCGACCTGATTCGTTACCTGCACTGCTGGGGCGTCCTTGGCGATGTTGAACTCTTTGGCAAGCAGCGATAGCGCGTGTGCCTGGTCGCGCTGCTTTATCTCGATGCCGTCTTTCGTCACCTTCACACCAGCGAACAGACGCTTCGCTGCGCCCCGCAATTTACGGGTGTCCTTGAATATCGTTTTCACATGACCTTCGCCCAGGCACTTAGGGCATTCCGGGTTAGGTGAACCAGTCACATCGAACCCATACCCGCCGACGTCGACCGGTAGCGGATCAAGTTCTAATGGCCCCTGCGTCATACCAATGTCACGGTTCTTTTCCCACTCGCTCTGCTTACGCGCGTTCCGGTCTATCGCCTCTGCCAGCGCAAAGCCGAACTCCGCGTCGTTTTTCCACTGATAGTGATATCCCATGCCCCAACAGTGACGGCAGCAACGAACCTGCACTTCTGACAGTTGGCTTGCATCGGCCGTTGCGATTTCAGTGATAAGGGCCAGAACACCAGCACGATCAATTGTTGCAACTGACACGGTTGCTTCGCGGGCATCTTGAACCCTCTGTTTTATCTCTGGCTTTTGCATCAACGTCCACGCGTTGTTGCTGATAGTTGATGTGAGCATGCGCCCAACGTCATATGCACGCCGATACGCTTCGGTGGCATTCCCCGTTTCGAGATATGCCAACACGAATGCATCCTGTTTTGGTGTCAATTTCATAGTTGATAAGCATTCTCAGAACACAGAACGTTCCAGAACAGGTTTGGCCTAAAGTCTATATCCATACCTAATATACCTCTAATACCACTTTAATACCACTTTTTGACTAGCTCTTTTTACACAGACTGTTCTGGTGTGTTCTGTGTTCTGGCGCATCATTTACAACAACGCCTGCAACGTCTGATAACCGAACCCTTTTGAATACGGTCGATACGTTGCAAACGCTTTTGCGGTGTTTTCTTTGCATATGACCCCCGGCAACAACCATTGAACAACATTACGAACGATCCATACGCGCTGCTTGTTGCCGTTTTCGTCATACACGGGCAATTCGACCTGATGCATACCAGCATCATCAAGCGCATGCCGCATGGAAGATGACAAACGTTTGACGCCAGAAACATCGCCATCATTCATGACGCTCAACAGGTCAGAAACGGTGATGAAATCACAAGGCCAATGGGAAGCGATCATGCTGGCAAGCTTCTGAAACTCCGACTTCGAAGCAGCAATAGCGCGGCGCTTGGCTTCAGTTACGGGCGGTCGCGCACCGGGATTGAACCGCGACAAGTCTCGAGTCCGCAACCATGCGCCAAGCGAATCGATAAACGCGGGTTGGTCAAGCAGACCATACAGATAGACATAGATGTGTTCTGCACGTGGTGCAGCAGACAGGTGAACCACATCCCATCGTCTGTCGGCATCGTCCATTGGCACGGCGTTCTTGTGATTGGAGTACAGCAACCAGCGGCACGCGTTGTGTTCAATGTACTCACGCCCGTACTTGGGTTTGATATAGCGTGTTTCCTCCGTGAGCATGTTGCGAATCTTGCCTTCCATCATGTACGCGTCTTCACGCGCACCGGCACGGATTTCATCAACGATGGCAATCACACGCCCTGCCAGCGCCCCATTGAATCCACCGTTGATGAGTGCGTCCATGTCGACGCTAGGCGCAACATATCCGCGCCAAAGACGACTGATGACCGATGCGACCCAATTACGGCCAGTACCGTAGTGGTCGGCGATATGCAACCATCCAAAATGCGGCAACACGCCGGGTTGTTGCTCGATGTGCGCCAGCCAGTCAAGGAAGCGTTCAGTTGCATCGCCAAACAGGTATTGCACCTGTTCAATGAACGGCCCGATGTCGACGCTATATGCGCCACGTTCGACAGGTCTCCACATGTTCAACGCGCTGCGTCCATTCGGGTCGGCAGTGATGATGTTGCCGCCAGCATGAAAGGTGCGCGTCTGCACCATCTTGCGCGTTGGGTGCCGCAACCATTCCCGCGTGTGCTCGATGGTGCGACCATCCGCGGTCAGGCTGTTGGACGCTGCCATGGTATTACGGAAGTCGGCAAGTGCGAAGTTCATGTAACGGTCATACACGTTGCCGACCTGTGAGCCGTCGCTGATAAATACGAACTGCTCAATCATCTGACCGATGCTCATCACTGGCGCAAGCAGAATGGTTTCTTCAGGCAGGTTCAGTGCGATGTTGGTCTGTCGCGTCAACTCGCGTAGATCGGCGTTCGGCCGTGCGCTACGCATCGCCACCATCTTGCGGCACTCATCGATCTTGAGCCGGTGCCCATGGTTGGCAAGCGTCGTCTGTACATGACCGGCCAGCAATTCACGCAACGTTGGGTCGATGCGCTGATCGAGCGCTGCCTCACTTGCAACCGCACGTACCGCATGCACATCACCGGCTGCACTGATGCGGTCATAGTATTCGTCATATGCGGCAGCAGCATCAGCAACAACGTCGGCGTTCAATGACGTCGCGCGCTGGAACATGACTTTCGTCGTCATTGCACATGCACGCTCGATATCCCATTGCATGTAAGTGCGTTGCGCGTCATGCTGCTCATACGCCTTGCCGCGCCGGAACGCCGCACGTGACATCAGCCGCTCTATACGTTCGCAATCCTTGCCGGTCCAGTAAGCAAACCGTGTAGCAAGCGCGAACGCGGCGTTACTGTGGTCGAAGGTGTCGTTGTCGGCAGGATAAGCCTGAGATAGAACGGCAACGTTTGCATTGAACAGGTCGGCATTTGAAGCAATCGCATTACTGCTAATGGCAGGCGCTTCGGGAGAAAGATGGGCAAACGCTTCGCTTGCACTACGCGGTGCCGGTGCGGACAAAAACTGACGTAACAGTTCTTCATCATCGGCGGGTCCGTTCCATTCAGGTATGGGTGCTGTTGTCCATGTGAGCGGCATCGCGCCAGCACCGGGGGTTATGGGGAATTTGTCCGTAATGAACTGGTTGAGCGTCGCGCCAAAGTCGTACACGTTGCCAACGGCACCGCGACCAGTGAGCGCAATGAAGCGGCCGGTACGGTAGCATTCGAACTTCCCACGCTTGCGGCCGGTGAATCCGTGCGGCGTTGTGCCAGCCACAAACAGATGCATACCGGTACCTGACTGTGATGCCTCAAATGCCGCACCGGGGAACCGGCTGAACGCATCGAGCGCATCGGCATCCCACGCACCATCAGTCACGCATCCATCAACGTCGATGAATACGAACGGGTCGGCGTCGGTTACAACGAACGCTACGCCCATTCCGCTTGTGCGCGCCGATGCCAGCGCAGTCTCTGCGTCGCACCAGCTTGTCGGGTCTGTGCTGCTGCCCTGATAGCCTGCGATGCTATACGGCATCTTGCGGGGCTTGCCGCCAGATGGGTCAGCCTGCAATTGCCACAACATGAACTGCCGGTACTGCGTCAGGGGCTTGAACGGGCCGTCAAGCGCGGCCCTTAATGCTGCATAGTCGTGCATGGTTTATTGCCCGGCAGAAGATTAACGAACACCCTTGACGCCATGCTTTTCAGCCAGCGCAACGATGGCGAACCGGTAGATATCAGCGGTATTGAGGCGAATACCGGTGGCCTTTTCGGTCGCTTCATGAACCTTGGAATAGTTCTGTTTGTCATCCTCATCAAGACGGACAGATACAAAGTTTGGGGGAATGATAGCGGGCATGTAGATAGCTCCAATGTGTGTAAATGTGTGGACGTCACACAAGGCAGGAGCTTAACACAAATAGAAAGGCCCGCGCGGTGCGGGCCTTATGTCAGTCCAGAAGTATCAGCCATATGCTGACGAATATTAGTGTCCACCACCAATCGCCGTACAGTGCAGCAATGATTGCGAAAAGCAGCATGAACATGTCACGGCTCCAGGATGGCAACAAGGTTAGCGATGCCATGGACGCCGGGTTGGCACGGATGTCTTATCCATGGACGCGCACCGCCGCTCACGCCCGGCACATATCCATGCAGCGCGTGCGTTAGTACAAATTCGACGTCGTGACATGCCTGCGTGGGATAGTCGAACTCTTTGGCCTGCCCGCAATAGCTACATTTATAGATGAGCTTCATTGCTCGAAGTCCTTTCGCAGCATTTCGAGCATCACATGCTCACGCTTGCGAAAGAAGTCCTCAAGTTCATTCGCATCAGTAGCCGACACAATGAATACATGTGCAAGCGCTGTGGCGTTACCGTCAGCATCTTCATTACCTGAATCGCACGCGAGCACAAAGCTAGTTGCCTTGTGGTAACGCATATGTACATTCGCCGCAGTGGTGAACATGTCGAGCATTAAATCTTTCTTTAGCATTGAAGGTTTCATTCGTCGTCACCGTTATAAGGTAGTGGGTCGGTAAGGTCATATGGCATGCGCTTCAGATGTTCCATATCACCTGCCAGCCCCTGCCATGCGACGATGCTGCCAGCGTGGAAAAGGACCGGGCCGTTGCGCCACACATCACCATCCCATGTCACCTTGACCTTGCTCCATTGACCGTTGCTGTAGCGCACGCGGTACGCCCCCACACGCCACGG